TTGGGTGAGATTGAAGATAAGGGTGCATATCAATCACTAGCAAATTCTGCACCTGAAGAAGAAGACAAAACAGGAGATGATGAAACTCCTGTGGTGGGTGACGGCGAATCTCCCCCAGGTGGAAATGGCGAGAGTGAGAGCACAACAGCACTAGAAACTGCTGATGCAGAGGAAGTAAATAAACAACTTTTAAACGCAACAGGAGGAGCAAGGAAGGGAACTAGAAATAAATTTCCAGATAATTTAAAGTATCCCATAGATCTGGCAGAACAGACTCAGGACTTTTTAAAAATTGAAATGGTCAAGTATGTTCCAAGAGGATTTGGTCCTGCAGAGGGGGGCACTACTCTCGGTCTTAACCCGGATAAACCAACTGGAGAAACCATTGGAAGATGTTTCCTACCCATTGCTAGTGGTATCAAAGATGTAAATGCAGTGTCATTTGGTTCTCAGAATATGAATGTCCTTGAGGCAGAAGCAGCACTCGCCGCCATTGGTTTTATTAATGAGGGTCCGGAGGGTTTATCAAACGCAGTGCAAAGTATTACATCCAGGATCACCGGCAATAGTTCTCAGGTTAAACAAGCTCTAACTGCATTTTTTGCCGGTGAAGCAACAGGAACAGGTCAGCAAATTTTGCAGCGATCAACTGGTGCGGTCTTCAATCCAAACATGGAGTTGCTGTTCCAAGGTCCATCACTGAGACCTTTTAACTTCACATACAAAATGTCTGCAAGAAGTTCAGAAGAAGCAGATATGATCATTAAGATCATCAGATTCTTTAAGCAAGGAATGGCTCCACAGAGAACATCATCAAATCTGTTTCTTAAAACTCCCCATACATTTAAATTGGAGTATATGCAAAATGGCAAAGCACACAAATACTTAAATAAGTTTAAGGAGTGTGCCCTGCAATCACTCTCTGTTGAGTATGCACCGGAGGGAACATATGCGACATTCAGTGACGGAAAGATGGTATCCTATCAACTTTCATTCACCTTCCAAGAGATTGAACCCGTATTTAATGATGAGTATGAAGAAGATGGTGACACTACAATAGGTTTCTAAAATGCCAAATCCTTACTTCCGCAATCTACCAGACTTTGAATATGTTAATACTACCTCTGAGGGTAGGAGCATATCAGATTATGTTACTGTTAAAAATTTATTTAAAAAAGGAAAACTAAGAGAAGATATACTTCAAGAAGCAACTTTCTTTTCCAAATATATTATTCAAGGTGATGATCGTCCAGATAATGTTGCCTTTGAAGTTTATGATGATCCAACATTAGATTGGGTTGTCTTGCTCTCAAATAATATCATTAATGTCTATAATGAATGGCCATTGACACAAGAGGCATTCAATGAGTATGTGATAGAAAAATATAGAGATCTGTTTGAGGATGAACCAGCAGCAACATTATACTCTGGAATTCATCATTATGAGTCTAAAAAAATAGTCAATAGTAGTGGTGCTGTTATCTTCCCCAAAGGACTACAAGTTGATGATGGCCAAGGAGTAACTTACTATGATTATCAACTTGGAAAAGAAGTTGTGATATCAAATCTTGCTATCCCAGTTACTAACTATCAGTATGAGGAGAAATTGAATGATGCTAAGAGAAATATTTTTCTCCTTAAACCAGCATATCTGAATGTTGTCTTTGATGACCTAGAAGAAATGATGGCATATAAAGAGGGTTCCACCCAATATGTGAGTGAAACCCTTAAACGTGCAGATAATATTAGACTATATCAATAATCATTCATCGGCAAGTTTCTGGAAATAAGAAAGAGCATCGTCTTCATCTTCATCCTTAGATACTACCGGTTCAGGTGCAGGTGGTTTGCTTGACTCAAAGTTAGGAGTAAATGAACCACGACCTTCACTCTCATCCTCAAGTTCTTCATCGAAACGAGGACGGGATGTCTTTTGTCCGAGAACAAGTTGCAGACGATTCTGCAGTTGCTCATAGGTCTTGAACTGATCAGCAGCAGTCAAAGCAGAAAGAGAATACTGCTTCTTCCACAGTGCTTCCAGTGCATCGTCATCGTCAAGCAGAGGTGACACACGATCAAACTCAGACTTGTCATAGTTCCAGTAACCATCCTTACGGACGATCTTCAGTTTGAAGTTAGCACCTTGCCAGAAGTCAAAGGGGTTGATGGGAGTCTCATCCTCAAACTCAGGTTGCATTGCTTCCATGATCTTGTCAAAGATCTTCTTACCAAACTTATAAAGGAAGACTTTACCTTCGTTCTGTGGATTTGACTTGTCCTGCACAACATAGATGTTGGCATAATAGGACAGTTTACGCTTTTGCTTACGTGCAATCTCTTTATCAGACTCAACACCAGAGTTCCAGAGTTGACTGTTGTGCTCTGACACAGGATCCTTTTGACCAATAGTAGTCAGAGAGTTCTCGATATACCATCCACCAGTGCTTTGGAAGGCATGAGTATACATCTTAGCCCAAGGAAGTTCTTCTCCATCAGGGGCAGGCAGGAAACGAATGACTGCAAAACCATTACCAGTTTTATCTACTTCAGGTTTCCACAGACGGTCATCACCACCGCCACCAGTATTATTCATCTTCTCAACTTCCTTTACCAGTTTAGAGGTAAGGGAACCAAGACCAGATTGCTTTTTAAGATTTGCGAAAGACATAGGATTAATTGGATTCGTTAGATTTGGCTTGTGTGTACAACGGTATTATAGTCTCAACTATTACCATTGTCAATCTGCTGTTTCATAATTTTTAGCATCTCTGACATATTGTCAAACACTACATTCATATCAACATCTTTTGAGATGCCCATCATNTGAGCAGAATCAGTAATTCTTTCTAGCATCATCTTTGCTTCTGGNTCATCAGATAATGACAACCTAGCATAAAGAATCTTTTGTTTCTCTATGAGTTTTTCCAAGTTAGAAACTTGAANTAATTTATCTTCATTGCTCATGTANGGAAAATGCATGAACTTACCATAAACTTCATCTTGAAGTTCACTTATTTCAGTCATCTCTGACCTAACAATTTCAGAGTCAAAGAAACTCATAGGACTACCTGCTTAAGAATTTTTTTATAACGTTGTACATCAATATTTAGAAAAGGAGAATATTTTTTCATTCTCATACTGACGGTTTCCCACACTGGGTCTTTGAGATTAGAATCAAAGTTCTCTCTAAATCCTAGAATTCTATCTAGAATTACTAGAGTTTCAATCGATATATTTTTTCTTAGATATTCTTTCAGAATTTGTGGATGTCTTGTGCCATCCATGGCAAACATAGAATCAAAGTTACCATCACTAAAAATAGATTCAGTTTCTTCTTTGAAGACATANGATAGTGACTGGTTTCTCTTCTTCCATTCCGTNTATCTACCTTCACCATCCTTTATCATCTCACCAATCCAAAGTTTCCCAGGATCTGTGCAGGTGATAAAATTAGACACAAAAAAATCTACTACTTCTTCATCAGATTTATTTCTTGCTAGTTTTTCAAACCAGAATCTATCCTTTCGTTTATAAAAAGATTGAACTGTCGCACGGCTCTTGCCACGATACTTATGAAAATCATACTTATCTTTAGTGAAATGATTTTTCATGGACAAGTAACAACGATAACAATCAAACGGCATCATAAAAAGTAATAGGGTGAATTTTTTGGCGAAAATTTTTTCGCCCCCTTTTAAAATTAAAAGACTAATTTTGCACGAGAGGTCTTCTTCAAGAAGTTAAGTTCCATTGCCTCATACTTAATCTTTTCCTTTAGTGGTTTAGAAATAAGTTTAGGAACAGAATTTAAATCAATAGAATTAAGTTCACAAAAATGCACGATAGCATCAATGTAATTCATGTCCTTATGTTTTTGCACCAGAGACTCAATCTCTTGCGCGAAACGAGATGGGCAAAAGAATTTACTTTCAAATGCCTTTTCTAGTTCATTCTCCATCTTTTGACCCAATATTGTGAGATACAAATTCTTTAATATATCGAACTAATAATTTAATATAATCGTTTTTGTTCCTTTTGTCAAATACCTTCACCTCTCCATCAGGAGTTACCATAATGGTGATAAGTTTTTTGACAGGAATGCCAGTCAACTCATAGTATGCACTGGCATAGAACATTTCTTGAACGAAATAATTCTCCAGCCATTCTTCTGGTTTTATCTTCTCTGAAGTCTTAAAATCGATGACTGCTAATTCTCCATCATACTCTGCTATGCAGTCAACCCTACCCGCTAATCCAAGATACTCCGAATACAGAGTTCTTTCTATAGCGTGTATGTTATTTATACGATCCAGGTATGGTGTAGCATGATGAAACATAAACTTGGTTAGAGGTCTAAACTCATCCCAATCAATTTCTTTGTTCAACATATAGAGTTCAACTGCCTCATGGAAATCCGTCCCTCGTGCAGTTGCTTTCTTTGTGATACGATTTGCTTCCTCAATACCAACTCTCTTACGCCACTTTATAAAGATCTGACGATTATAAAAAGAGGTAACAGATGTAATAGAAGGCACCCACTCTCCATTAGGAAGATTGTAGAGGCGGATGCCATTCTTTTCTTTCTTGTTTAGTTCAAGGTCACCGAGATAATTACAATGAGTAAAATTCATAAGTTCAAGTCAAGTTTAGCAAGTAGATATTCTTTACAAAGACCTGAACGTACAATATCATCAACGCCAAACTCAATCATTTCAACTGATGGCATGACTCGTAGTATTCTCATAAAGTCCATGATACCATTTCTCTCATTCTGTTTTGTTAAATCAGTCTGAGTGGCATCACCACAAAACATAATCTTGGTGTCTTCGCCTACCCTTGTGATTATACTATCAAGTTCATGGAAATTCAAGTTCTGAAATTCA